GGGCAGCGCGTCGTACTCGGCCTGTGTCCCGGTCCACCCCTGCCACACGGGGTTGCCGTTGACGGCGAGGTCGCCCGGGATCGCCACGGCCTGATTCGACTCGCCGAGGTACAGCGTCCCAGTCCAGTCGGACAGGATCGGGAAGTCCACATCCCCGTCGCTGATGATGAGTTGCGTCCCCTCACCACCGGACTGAGCCCGCAGTTGACCCATCACCGTCACGTCGCGGGTCGTTACGTGCCCATCCGGGGCGACCCGCAGCCGCTGCGCTGGGTCGTTCGCCGGGTTCAGGTTGATTCCCTGCAACGCGCTGATGTTGATATCGCCGTTGACATAGCCCACGTTGGACAGGGCAACGCCGTAGATCGTGCCGCTGATGGCAACGACATTGCCACCCACGTTGATGCTGTTCTGCCCGCTGGTGGACAGCGGTCCCGCTACCGTCACCGCCCCGCCGACGGTCAGCCCACCAGCAGGCGCGACGGTGAGGGTCGTCGGCTGAACGGTCAACGGGTCGGCGAGGGTCAACTGCGGGCCGATGGCTTGGATGTGCAGCGGCGCGGACGGGTCGAACGGCTCGCCCGGGTCGCCCTTCCCGACGAACAGCGCCCACGGCTCCTCCGCGCCCGTGCCGAACAGGACGCAGGCGTTCACGTACAGCCCCATGTCGGTGATCGGGTCGGGCCAGCCGTACTGGTACTTCCCGCCCCACGTCATGCCCGTCGCGGCGACGGTCCCCGCCGTCGCTATGGCGTTGTTGTTCGTCGGCGGCTTGTAGATCACCACCCAGTATTCGACCCCGGGGACCAGCGACGCGGGCACGTCGAAGGTCACCCTGCCGTTCGGCTCGGGGACGCCCCACGCGAGCCACTCCACCCCGAGCCCCGCCACGTAGGGCGAGGTCGCCAGCCCCACCCGCTCGGCGCGGCAGTCAGCCGGGTTCGTGAACGACTGGTGGGCATCCATCGCCACCACCGTCATCGCCTCGGCGACGGTGAAGTTCGCGGCCACCGAGTACGGGTTGGACCCGAGGCCCTGCACGCTCGGCGCGATCCACGACGCGACGGGCGTGTTCGAGTGGTCCCGCCCCGGGTCAACGTCCAGCGACGGGCCGAGCGCCAGCCACGACGAACCCGAGCTGGTCACCAGATCATCGGCGACGTAGGCGGTCACCGGGCTCCACGCGCCGAGGGCGTTGACCCCAGCGGGCCCGGGGGGCCCAGGAACGGTCGAATCGGCCCCAGGGGGCCCCGGAACGGTGGAGTCGGCACCAGGGGGCCCCGGCACCGTGGAGTCAGCCCCAGGGGGCCCCTGATCGCCCGGCGGGCCCGGGACGGTGGAGTCCGCGCCCGTGTCGCCCTTCGGGCCCTGATCGCCCTGATCGCCCTTGTCGCCCTTGTCGCCCTTCTGCCCCGGCGCGCCGACCGCCTCCACCACGATGGCGGGGCGGGTCGGGACCGACACCTCAACCACGGGCAGCGGCGGCGGCGTCACGACCAGCTCGCCGCCCGGGATGATTTCGATGACGACGGTCACGGGAGTCTCGTCACGTCCAGGGTGATGGTCAGCTTCCCGCGCACCACGGTCGTCGTCGGGTCGCCCCCCGCTGGGGGGGCCAGTTGGCAGTCCCACACCCCCGAGTAGGACGCCAGCGGGTCGCCCGCTGCCAGCGCCTCAGCCAGCGGCGGGGCACCAGCTCGGCCCCGGCGCACCGCCTCCTGCCCCCGGGTGAGCAGCGCCGCCGAGGTGACCAGATCGCGGGTCACGTCAGCGGGCAGCAGCAGGGTGATCGGGTCATCGGCGGTCGCGCCGAGGGTGATCTGGAACGTCGCGTCAACGGTCGCCGAGGTCGCCACCCCCCGCACCTGCGCCGTCCACACCCTGCCGGCGACGTAGCCGGGGGGGAAACGCACCTCCAGCGGCAGCGTGTCGCCGCCGTACCACGTGATGTCGCACACCTGGGGCGTGCCGTCGATGGTCGCCACGGGTCACGCCTTTCGGATGATGTAGGTGAGGGCGTAGTAGGGCGGTCGGTTCTCGTGGGGCGTGCCCGCGCTGGCTGCCGCTGCCGCGTTGACGGTGATGTCGTGGGTGTGCCCGGTCCCGCTGATCCCCGCCGAGGCGAACGGGGCGATGTCCACCCCGTGGATGTGCCGAACCGACGCGCCGACCGTGTTGAACGACGGCAGGTCAACGGTGTGCGTGTGGGCGTAGGTGGAGGTGGCCGTGCCGCTCAGGGTCTTGCTGATCCCCGAGTCGGTCGGGTTGGTGTCCAGGAAGTAGCCGTCGCCCTCGCCCGTGCCCTCCCGAACGCTCAGGGTGTGGTTGTGGCTGTTGCTGGACGTGCCGACCGAGCCCGGGTTGGCGGCGTGGTAATGGTCGGGGGAGTCGTTGCCGGTGTTCGTGTAGGGGGGGTTGATGACGTGGGTGTGGTCCTGATTCTCGATCCCCATCGTCGCGGTGTGCCCGTGGGCGGCGAGCCCCGACTGCGCCCCCGTCAGGATCACCGTGTCGGCCCCCCCGGTCGCCTTCAGCGCGTAGCTGCCCGTCCCCGCCCCGGCGATGAACTTCCCCCGAAGGTCGGGGGCGTTCGCCGAGCCGATGACCGTCTGGAGGGCAGCCGAGCCGTGGGCCGTGCCGTCGCACAGGTGCCAGCCGGTCGGGGCGACCGCACCCCCGAACGCGATGATCGACCCGATGGGCGAGGCGTAGGTGAGGTTGCCGCTGGCCGTGTTGACCAGCGCCTCCAACGCGACCAGCGCCACCTCAATCGACTCGGCGTTCTGCTGAATGTTCGCGGGCACGTCGGACGCCGCGTTGTAGTCCTCGGGATACCAGATGCCGTGCGCCGTAGTGCCCATCAGGTCACGCCCTTTCGTATGCGGGAGGCAGCCGTTTGGAGGGCGGCAGCGCCCCCGGGCAGGCTCATGAGCGCGTCATACATCACAGCCAGCAGCGCGGTCGTGTCCACCATCGGCTCATCGGCGGTGGACTGCGAACGCGGCTGGACGGCCATCGGCAGCGGGCTCTCAGCGGCGAACGCCGCCAGCGAGGTCTGATAGGCGGATGCGTGGACGATATGGAGCGCGCCCGTGTCCTTGACGAACCCGTGACCGGAGGTGCCGCCGTTGACGAAGTTCAGGGAGTTGGCCGTGACGCTTATGCCGATCACCGCGCCATACAGGTCGATGTGGTCGGTGACCGTCTGGCGGTTCGCGGCGACCCTGTTGACGCCCACCTGTATCCCGCCGACGGCGGTCAGGTTCTGGCTGATCTCCACGTCGCCGTAGGTGAACTTGAACGGGGCCCCCTGGAACTCCATCTTCTTCGGCAGCGAATCGTTGCGCCCGAAGGAGCTGATGAACGTCGTGGCGTTGGACTCCTCGGGGAAGATCAACCCGCGCAGCGAGGCGGACTTCACGTTGAGCTGCGCCCCCGAGGCGACGTCAACGGTCAGGTTGCCCGTCATCGTGTCGCCCGTGTTCATCACGTAGCGGGCGTCCCCCGCCGAGCGGCTCAGGGCGTCGGTCGAAAGGGTCGCCGTCCCCAGCCCGGTGATCTTGTTGTTGCCCATCGCGAGGGCCCCGGTCATCGCGTCGCCGGTCACGTTGACCCAGCGGGCGTCGGCGGCGGCGAGGTCCAGCGACCCTGCCCCCCCGCTGGACAGCCCGACGATGCGGCCCTGGTCGATGAGCAGCCACACCCGCTTCCCGACCGCCGGGGGCGCGCCGCCGATGAACTCCACCCCCGCCACGCTGCCCCCCCGCATCTGCACGGTCGCGGTCTTGCCCGACACCGCCGTGACCGTCGCCTGCTCCACCCGCAGGTCGGACTTGTCGGCGGTGCGCCGGGCCAGCAACTCAAACGGGTCCATCACCCCACCCGCCTGACCTGAACCGTCATCGCCCCGTCGCCGAACGACAGCCCGAGCCCGTCCACCATCAACAGGTCGGGCGCGGAGGCGTCGGGCTGGGTGACGGCGATCACGTCGCCCGGCTCAAGCCCCGGGTGGGCGTAGGTCTTCAGCTTGAACGCTCGGGTCAGCCCCTTCGCCTCGGACAGGATCGACTTCGCCGCCGTCAGGCATTGCGCGTTGGTCGTCATCGCCGGGGAGGCGTAGAACCGGGGCTTGTGCCCGAACGGCCCATCCCAGCGCGTCGGGCTCGCCGGGTCGGTGTCGTAGGCGATGGCGTAGGGCGGGGGGTCCGTGTCGGGGGCGTCGCTCGGGAGTTGGCCGGTGGCGACGACGGCGTTGTACGTCTTGTCGCGGCCAGCCATGCCCCCGCCCTCAATGGCGGCGTCGGCATACGTCAACGTCCACACGGGGGCAGCCGTGCCGTCAGGGACCAGCCGCAGCCGCCACCCCCCGCCCGGCTTCCACCACCACCAGCAGCCGAGGGCCCGCGCGATGTCGGTCACGGCAGCGGCCCGGTCCTCATCCCAAGTCGTCAGGAACAGGGTGGAATCGACCACCCCCGGGTCCACCTGAACCGTCCACCCGGGCAGCGACTCGGCGAGCAGCGCCCCGATCACGGTCACCTTGGTGGAGCCCTGCGAGGTGCGGGGCAGCAGGAAGCGGTCGTCCACTATCGCCTGCCCGAGGTCCAGCACCGTCGCCTTGATCCTGCCCGTCCGGGGGGCCCACTCGGCTGACTCCACCCGCAGCAGCCCGACGCGCACCGTGTGGGCGAGCCCGTCCAGCCGGCGCACCGTCCAGTCCAGCCCGACCATCACCCCGCCGATGACCAGCCCCTCGGCGATGGCCTGCACCTCGGCGTCGGTCGCCAGCTCGGGGGCGGCGATGGTCATGGACCCCTGCCGGGTGACGGGCGGGTCCTTGCTGACCTCCAGCGTGCCGTCTTCGACCTCCAGCACCGTCCCGTCGTACTGCCCGCCGATGACGGTGACGGCGACGTGCCGCCAGTGGGCGTAGCCGAGGGCCTCCACCATCCCCGGGGCGAGGGCGATCACTGGGGGCCCCTACGGCGGTCGTGGCAGCGGCATAGGCAGCCCGAGCCGTCGTTCCGGCACCCGTGGTCACCCTCGGCGCAGCGGATGCTTAGGGCGTACCTAGCGGCCCGGCGTGCCGCCTCCAAGGCTGCCCGGTCCCAGTAGGCGAGGCGGATGGCGTCGCGCTCGGCCCCGGTCGGGGGGTACGGCGGGATCACGGCACACCTTCTTCGGTGAGCACGTCCAGGTGGGTGCGGGCCCTCCAGCCGGCGTAGGTGCCCTCGGGGTCGGCGAGCCACTCGGCCCACGTGTTCTGCTTCGGCACGGCAACGTCCAGCGGCGGGCGGTCCACCTCCTGCACCTGAAGCACGAACAGGCGCGCCGGCTCGGTCGCCAGCCGGGTCCACCGCTGCTCATCGAAGTCCTGCACCAGCAGGTACTGCCCCTGCCCGAACCCGTGCGAGGGGGGCCCGTTCAGCATCAGCAGCGGGGCGGCTTCGATCAGCGAAATCATGCCCCGGGCGGCGTCCAAGTCCAGCGTGATGAGGGTCAGCGTCCCGGTCGCGCCTCGGCGGGCGGCGACCACCGGAATGGGGTTGCGCCGGGTCAGCGGCTGCACCAGCGAATGCCCCAGCTTGCGGGTCAGCGTCGGGAAGGAGTGCACGGTGATCGGGCGGGTCAGCCCAGGCGCGCCGAGGCTGATCCACCAGTCCTTCCCGTCGCTCGGCAGGGTCGCGCTGCCGCTCCACACCGCGCCGATCCGGTAGGTGACGGCCACGTCCAGCGGGGCCTCATAGTCGTAGGCGACCCAGGAGAGGTCGGTCTGGAGCAGCCACGCCACGCGGGCGTCGCGTTCGCCGTATACCGTGGAGCGCACGATCTGGCCGGGAGTCTCGCCGGCTGCCTTGCTGATGTTGACCTCAATCGCGCGCTGCGGCACCTTCGCGGTGGCCGTCACGGTGATCGTCACCTGTACCCGCCCCCTACCCCGGCGAGCAGCCGGTTCGCGGTCTGCTCGGCCTCGCGCCGCCCGACCTTCACGATGAAGTCGTCAAGCTGCTCATCCCCGATGAACACCTGGACCAGGGGCGCTTCCCGGTCCCGAGCTGCTGCCGTGCCGATGTCCCCGGTGTCGGCGAGGCGGGGCGTCACGTCCACCGTCGCCGTCGCGCCGCTGGTCATGTCGGCGAGGGCGGCGTTGACCTCATCGCTGCCCGCTTCGATCCCGTCCACCATCGCCCCGGCGAGGTCGGTCATGCCGGCGGTGACAGCCGACTTCTCGCCCTCCACCCCGCCCAGCAGCCCCTCCACGACGTTCACGCCGTACTCGGCGAACACCTTGGACGGCGAGCCGATCCCCAGCGCCTTCTTGAACGGGGTCTTGATCCACCCGGGCAGCAGGTCCAGGAAGAAGTTGCCGATGGACGAACCGAGGGACTTGATGCCGTCCAGCAGCCCCTGGACTAGGTCCTTGCCCTTCTGGAACAGGGTCTGGCCGAGGTTGCCGATGGCGCTCACGATGTCGCCGGGGAGGCCGGTGAAGAAGTCGATGATGCCGGTGATCGCGGTGGAGAGGGCCGACACGATGGTGTCCCAGACGCCCGTGATCGTGGTCTTGATGGAGTTGAACGTCGAAACGACGAACCCCCATATGCCCTGAATCCAGCCGACTATCTTCTGAATGCCGGTGTCTATCCAGCCGGTAACCGTGTCCCAGACGGCTTTGATCGTGTTCCAGATGGAGTCGAAAGTGGACTTCACGAACCCCCAGATCGACTGCACCCAGCCGACGATCAGGTCAACGCCGGCCTTGATCCAGCCGGTGACCTTGTCCCAGATGCCCTTGATGAAGTCCCAGACGGTCGTGAAGATCGTTGACCAGACGGTCCAGATCAGGTTCAGGTACTTCTTGAACATGTCCCAAAGCCACTGGACCGCGCCGACTATCCAGTCAACGGCTGCCTTCAGCGCGTTCCAAACGACCTCCCACAGGCCGATCCAGAACTCCTTGAAGCCGTCCATCTTCTTCCAAAGCACGACGAAGATGGCGACGACGGCGAGGACAGCGGCGATGATCCACGCGACCGGGCCGAGGGCAATCAGCCACGCCGCCGCCATGATGACGGCGTTGACCATCGCCGCCGCTGCCGAGGCGACCCACGACGCGACAATCACGATGCCGGTGGCGACCATCGTCGCCCCGGCGGCGAGGGCCGAGCCGATGGTGGACAGGAACGCGGCGACCTGAGCCGCCGCCGACACGGCAGCCTGCACCCCCCACGCGACCAGCGCGGGCAGCATCACCGTCAGGATCACCCCGGCGATGATCGCAATGGGGGTCTTGAACTTCATGAACGTTTCGACCGCCCACAGGGCGATACCGCCGACCGCCTCAAACGCGCCGACCAGCAGCGGGAGGACGACCTGGGCGAGGGGTCTGACGACGCCGATGACGGCGAGCACCGCCGGTAGGAACGCCTCCCCCAGCGCCGCCTTCCCGTCCTCCAGCTCGGCTGCCATGATGCGCTGCTGGTTGGCGAGCCCCTCTGAGGTGCGGGCGAAGTCCCCCTCGGCGTCGCCGACCTGATCCATGATCGCCTGCCGGGACGCGAGCACCTTGCTGGTGGCGGTCAGGTTGCCCTTCTTGTCGCGCTCCAGCTTGATGCCGTTCGCCATCTCATAGGCGAGGGCCCCCTCCTGGATCGCGGCATCGTTGAGCATGATGCCGAACTTCCGCAGCGGCTCGGCCTCCCCCCGCAGCCCCGAGCCGAGCGCCTCAATCACGTCGCTCGGGTCGGCGTTGTGGAAGGACGCCATGTCGCTGGCGGTCGTCACCAGCTCGGTGCTGAACGACGCGAGGTCATCCCCGCTCAGCCCCGCCGCCTTGCCGTAGGTCGCGAACCCGGCAGCGCCGTCCAACGCCTGCTGCTTCGACTGCCCGAGGTCCGTGGCAGCCGAGCTGGCGAAGTCCTTGATGGACCCGGCAGCGCCGCCGAACACCTGCTCCACCTTGCTGGTCGTTTCGGCGAGGTCCGACGCCGAGGCGATGGAGGACCCAATGAACTTCCCGACCTGAGCGGCGGCGAACGCGGCGGCGAGCCCGCCCGCGATCTTCACCCCCATCGACTTGCCCGTGGACTCGCCGACCTGCGACGTGTCCCGCTCCACCTGCGACGCGAAGTTGCGGGTGTCGGGGGTGATGCGGACCAGCAGCTCGCCCGCCACACCGCTAGCCATCGGTCACCCCCGGCTTCCCGGCGAGGGCGTCGGCCAGCTCGGCCAGCCGCATCCCCCGCCTCTGCTGGACGGGCTGCCCCGGGCGGCGGGTCAACTTCGGGCGCTTCGGCTTCGACTTGGACGCCTTCGCGACCTGAACCCAGGTGAGCTGGTTGAGGGCGTCCAGCACCGACGCGAGCAGGTGCGCCTCAATCGACCACGAACCGGCGTGGTCCCCGGCGATGGACCCGGCGGGGAGGTTGGTCAGCAGCACCCACATGCGCCGAGGGGTGACGGCAGGGTCCAGCGGGTCAACGCCGTAGTGGGCGAGGACCGCCGCCTCGGTCGCCGGCATGAACCGGGCAGCCGAGGCGCTCATCATTGGGGGAGGGTCAGCCCCTGCCGCCGGGCCATCGCCCCCATCAACGCCTCCACGTCGCCCATCGTCGGGTTGCCCCGCATGTACGGGTCGAAGTCGTCCCCGAGGATCAGCCGCAGCGCATCCACCAGCCTGCCCTCGGCGAGCATCCCCGTGACCGCAATCGGCCACTCCTTCGCGGGCAGCGCCGTGAACGTCGCACCGTCCCAGTGGAAGGTGAAAGGGTCGCCCGCCGCTTCCAGCCGCGCGGCCCGGGCGGCGTCGGCGTCGAAGATCGGCTCGCCGCTCGGCGCGGCTGCCGGTCGGCGGCGGATTGGCTGCGCTGACATCAGGCGGCTGCACCGGCCTTCGCCTTGCTAGCGGTCTTCGGCGCTGCCTCCTTGGGCGGCTCGGTCTGCGAGTCGGGGTCGGGCAGGGTGCGCCCCACCGCGAACGCGCCACCCCCGGCGACCGCTGGGCCCTTGATGATCGTGGCGAGGACGCCGTTCTGGTCCTGCGCCGACAGGGTGACCGGGAAGCCCTGAAAGTCCGACGTGACCAGCGAAATCTCCCCGTTCTCGGCGAGGGTCGCCCGGGGGAAGATGTACCGCAGCACGTTGTCGCCGTCCTTGGTGTCGATCCCGACGGCGTAGTCATTGGCCGAGCCCTCGCTGGTCACCGTCAAGCTGAACGCATCGGCGTCGCCGCTCGGCGGGTCCTCATCGAAGAACAGCGCCATCGCCTTCGGCGTGACCTCCAGCATCGTGAACTCCACCGTCAACTCGCGCCCGGTGATGACGGTCCGCAGGGCAGTCTTCGACTGCCACGCCTTCAGCGATTCGTTCTCAGTCTCCAGGGCGAGGGTCACCCCGTCCTCATGGACGTAGCCGATGGTCTCCCACCCGACTCCCCACGCGGTGGTCGTGTCGGCAGGGGGGGCGGTCCCGACGGGGGCGATGAGCAGGCCAGCGCCGTTGGCGGTGCCGATCATCGTGTTGCTGGCGTCAAGCGTGACGGACATGCCGTGCCTCCTAGGGGCGGTTCGGTGGTGCGCTAGCGGTGCTCGTGGTAGTGCAGCGACACCCTGATGACGTACCTCGGGGCACCGTCCTGATCGGGAATCCACGCGGGCCCCGACACGATTTCGACCCTGTTGATGACTGCCTCGGCGAGCTGCTCCCCCGGCAGGAGAAGCATGTCGTCGCGGGCAGCGTACGCGCGATCCCGAGCCCGCTGCTTGCTGGAAGCGCGCACGTCCACCTGGATGCTGGTGACCTCCCCGAGGGCGTGCATCATCGGCCCCGAGTCGTACGCCCACAGCTTGATCCCGCCCAGCGGGGTGAGGCGGGCGGTGAGCAGCGCCTCCACGTCGGGGGTCACAGCTTCCACTTCCGTTTCGCCTTCGCCAGCGCCGGGCCGAGGAACGGGCGCTGCCCCCCGTGGAGCGTTCGCCCGGGGGGGACGGGGCTGTGCTTGGTGCCGAACTCCACGAACACGGCGTAGTGGAGGTTGGTCCCGACGGTGTAGGCGGTGCCCGCCTTCTCCTTGACGATGGACCGCCCGAGGGTGCCCGTGTCGTGGGGGGCGAACGCGATGGCGTCGGCCCACACCTCGGTCGCGATCATGTCCACTGCCTTGTCGGCGATATCAACGGCGAGCTGCTTGTTGATCCACCGGAAGTCGCCGTTCACGGGGGCGGCTCGGCGTCGGTCGGCCAAGTCTCCCCGCCGCGCTCGGTCAGGTCGGCCATCTGGCAGCCGAGCCCCCCGGAGAGGGGGTCGGTGACGACACGCACAGCGGTCACCAGCCATTCCCGGCCTCGGCATTCCAGCAGCATCCCCGGGGCCACCGTCGCGTCCACCGGGAGGTACGCCTGCGCCGAGCCGAGGGCGAGGGGCGCGTAGGGCCCGCCGCCCCCCGGCTCGGTCGCGGTCGCGTCGTCGCGGGACACACCCTCCTGCACGTTGCCCCTGCCCTCCCACGCCTTGGTCGGGACCAGTGTCTGCGCCCAGCCGTGCGCGTCGGGCTCGGCGTCGGGCAGCCACAGCACCACCGCGTCGGGGGCCAGCAGGATGCTCACCGCAGCCGCCCGGGGGCGGGGGGGAGGTTGATCTGGTGGGGCAGGGTCGGGGGAATCGCCGGGGAGTCGTACACGGCGATGGTCGCCCCGTTCTCCGGGTCGGTCGCCCACGGGCCCACCCCGTAGGTCGGCCCGACCTCAGCCGAGTAGGCGCGGGCCCGGGCGCGATGCCAGCGGGCCCGCTCCATCGCCGCGCCGTAGCCGGTGCGCGGCCCGTCGTAGGTGACGGACTGCGCCCCGGTGCTGACGCTGCGAACCGCACCCCCGCCCGCTGCCGGGTCGGCGTCCTGCTGCGCCGCCCACGACTCCCACGCGAGGGCAGCGGCGAGGTGCGGATCATCGGGGGCGTACTCGGCCCACCCGGCCTTCTCGGCGGGGTCCATCCCTGCGGGCATCCACACCGTGAAGTCCATCGGGCGGCTATCCCTTCTGCTTCTTGCCCTTGCCCTCGGTCGCCTCGGCGTCGGCCATCGCCCCGGGGACGGTCACCGACGCCTCGCCGCTTGCCTGCCCGTTGGAGGCGCGCACCGTGTACGTGCCCGCCTTCTTGTAGGTGTAGGTCTCCGAGTTGTCGATGGAGTCCCACACCCGCCCGTCGCCCATGTCGAACGCGTGCGGCCCGGTCTTGTCGGTGCTGACGTTCACGGCGAGCTGGCCCGGCGTGGTCGTCACCGTGACGACCATCGCCGAGCCCGTGCCGTGGACCGTGCCGTCAACCGTTTCGATCTGGTGCGGCAGCAGCGGCGGAATGCTTCGACTCACCGTCAGCCCTTCTTGGAGGTTGCGGCCCGCTCCTGCTCGGCCCGCTGCTGCTCGGTCTGCTCGGGGCTGCCGCCCTCGGCCCGCTGGCGGGCGTCGGCCTGCGCCTTCTGCCGGGCCTCGCGGCGCTGCGCGCTGGCAGTCGCCATCCCAGCGGTCGGGACCAGCTTGGCGACCGGGTAGATGCGCGTCCCCGAGTCGATGCTGATCGGGTTGGCGACCTGAAGCCCAAGGCGCATCGTCGCGCGGATCGCGATGCTGTCCCGCTCGGCGAGGTTCCCGAACCCGGTGATCGTCGCCTGATCCAGGTACTTGATCGTCAGGTCCTGCCGCAGCCCGAGGATCACACCCGAGTCGGCGATGGCGAGGGCGTCGGCCTTCGCCGCGTCCCACGCGAGGGGGAACGCAAGCGGCACGCCGTACACCGAGCCCACCGTGATCCCGCCGTCCAGCGGGTTGTACAACGCCACCCCGCCCGCCCCGGTCTGGCCGCGCAGCACACCCTTCATCGCCCGGCCCACGTACACGTCGGTCGGGTCATAGCCGGCCTCTTCGAGCGTCGCAAACAGCTCATTGAAGTCCACGGCAGGGTCATTGGTGGAGGTGACGATCTGGCCGGCGGCGGTCGCCACCCCGTCCAGCCCGCCAGCGGGCCACGTCGCCGGGGCCCCCGTGCCGAAGAACACGGCAGCGTCAACGGCCCGCCCGAACTCCTGCGCGATCAGGTCGGTGACCTGAGCGACGACATCAATGGAGGCGTCGGCGATGACCGTTTCGGAGATGATGACGATGACCGCCAGCTCCTCGGCGGTCAGCAGCTTCTTGTCCCACGCCGCCTCGCTGTTGGGCTTCACGGCCTGATCGGCGGTCAGGAATGCCGAGGTCGGCAGCGCCGACAGGATCGGGATGCGGTAGGTGGATGAGCCCATCGGGATGGTGGGGATGGTCGCGAGGGCGACCGACCGCTTCGTAGCGGCGGCGACCACGTTGGGCGCTACCTGCTCTGCGAACAGCGCCTCGGCGTCTGTGCGGGTGATGCCGTCAACGGGCATAGGGGGTTGCTCCTTGGCTAGTGGTGCCCCGCCAGCATGCGGAGCAGCTCATTGGGGTCGCGCTTCTTGACGCCGTTCTGCGCCTCGGGAGGCTTCCCGGTCCCGGCTGCCGCGTCGGCGACGGGGCGCTTCGGCTTCCCGATGAGCGTCACCAGCTTGTCCGCGTCGGCTTCCAGCGCGTCGCGGTCGTCCCCGATGAGCCGGTCAGCGAGGTCGGCTGGGATGCCCTTCTCCAGCGCGACGCGTAGGCGCAGCGCCTCGGCCCGAGCCCGCCCGGCGTCGGCTGCCGCTGCCTCGGCGGCGGCTGCCTTGTCGGCTACCTGCTCGGGGGTGAGCAGCCCCTGGACCTGCTTCTTCAACTCATTGAGCGCGTCCCGGTCGGCGTTGGCCCGCTTCTGCCACTTCTCGGCGGTCGCCTTCCAGTCGGTCGCGTCGGGGGGTTCGCCCTGTGGCGCTGCCTTGCTATCGCCCTGTGGCGCTGCCGTGCTCTGGGCCTGTGCCCCGGTCGTGCCAGCGCCCTCGGGCGCGTCCTGCGCGTCGCTCATGGTGCCACGATAGGCGGCGGCTATGCCAGCAGGCGCGTCCCACACACGGAACAGTGCCCTAGGGGTCGCCAGGACCACGCGCCGCACCAGGGGCAGCGGCACACCGACCCGTCGCCCCCCGCCGTTCTCACGTTTCCCGAGGGAAACGCCGGGATGCTGCGGCGCTCGGGGTGTGGCGCGGGCTCAGGTGTGGCGCGGAGAGGCGCGGAGAGGGCCGGAGAAGAACGCGGGCGGGGCATCGGCCCACTATGCCCAGCGGCAGCCGGCGAACGCCCCCCAAGCGGCGAAACGGGGGGAAGCGCCCTTGGGGGGTCGCCGGGCCCCCGGGTAGCGGGTGCCGAGGGTGACGCTACCGGAGCAGCGGCTCATGGAACAGGCTGCCGTCGGCCCGCAGCCCGCTCCACCGCGACCCCCGGGCGGTCACCCATTCCCGAGCGCCGAGCGCCGAGCTGATCGGCGGGTGGGGCATCGGCGGGTGGTCCCGAACCTCCAGCAGCGGGGTCCACACCCCGTCGCACAGGATCAGCGGGCGCTCGGGCTCGGCTGGAGCGGGCCCGGCGTGCTCCAGGGCGACTATCGCCCGGCTCGCCGCGCCGACGCTGACGTGCGCGCCGAGCCCGTCCAGCACCTCAATGATGGTGGCGCAGGCGAGGGGCGACGGGATGGAGCGCCACGCCCGCCGCCCGGCGAGGCGCACGATGTGGCTGAGTTGGCGGTCGGTGGCGGGCAGCAGGGCAGTGGAGGCGGTCACGCCGCCGAGGGTATACCGCCCTCACGCGTAGCCCTCGGCCTCCAGCCATTCCATCAGGGCCAGCCAGTCGGCGTAGTCGGGGTCGCCGGGCCCTATGACCATCAGCCCGTCGCCCACCACGCCGTCGGGGCCCTCGGCCCGGGCTGGGACCGACAGCAGCCCGCCCTCCACCCGGCGCACGGGCACGTTCACGGCGTCATCGCCTCATCCATCAGTCGTAGGACCACTTCCAGCGCCCGCAGCGCCTGCCCCTCGGGGGCGATCAGGTGCGCCGCCAGCTTGCGCTCGGCGGGGTCCACCCCCATCAGCCCGAACACCTCGGCGAATGCCTCACTCAGCCCCGCGTCCCCGGGCTGCTTGAAGTACCCCGACCGCCATTCTACCGTCGCGTATACCGCTTGGAAGTCGGGATGCTTCGACAGCGCGCCGAGCACGTCATCCAGCCCGTGCCCGAGTTCGTGCGCCGCCATCGCCACCGAGCCGTGCCCGTGGGTGTCGCCGAGGTGGCCGCACGCCAAGGTCTTGAAGGTTGGGTCGTAGACGCCGGGCACGTCATCAAAGGTCTTGCCCTCCTCCCAGCCCCTCGGCTTCATCTGCTTCAGGTGCGGCAGGGTGCGGGTGACGGGCCCGTCTGGGAGGTGGATGGCCCCGCCCCGGTCGCCGAACGCGCCCGGGTACTTCGGGTCCAGCCGGGCGAACTCGGCCAGCAGATCGCGGGTGTAGGGGTTGCTCGGGTTCTCCACGTAGGGCACGCCGTAGCGGCCCCTCGCCTCATCGGCGAGCCGAGCCGCCCGAGCGGCCATTGAGCCCTCGGTCTGCTTGATCGCGTCCTTCGCGTAGGCGAGCTGGTTGCGGTGCCCCTGGAGGATGGAGTCCACGCCTGACCGCATCTGCCGTCTGAGGGCGTCGCCCGTCAGCCCGTAGGTGTGCTCCAGCTCGTACTTGCGCGCCTTGATCCCGGCCTCGGCTGCCCGCTTCTTCGCGGTCATGTCGGCGAGGAACTCGGCGTCAAGCTGCTGCCCGAGGTCGGGGCCCGGCTTCTTGGTGGACGGGGGCACGTAGTCGGCCCGGGTGATCGGCTTGCCCGCCGCGTTGAGGGGCAGCGGCTTGGGCTGAGCGACCGCGCCGGGGTGGAGCGGCTTCCCCCCGTAGCCCGTCCCCGGCTGCCACGCGTTCGGCCCGCCCGGGGGCTGGAGGTCCAGCGACTGCCGCCACCCCTTGTTGTCGCGCAGCGCCAGCAGCTCGCGATGGTCGAACCCGTCGCCGGCTGCCGCCTGCCGCAGCTTGTCGGGCAGCCGCGAGTTGATCGCCTCGGGGGGGCGTTGCATCCCCGGCATGTACGAACCTGGGGGGCCCGGCGCGTCGCCCGCTATCGGCACCATGATGCAGCGGCAGCGGTGATGCCTCTGAGTCGGTTCGTTGCTGAGGTGGATCATGCCGTGCTTGATCTGGCAGATGGCGCAGGCGTCGGGGCGGGCCCGCCACCACCACCCCCCGACCTCGGGGGTGGTGCTCATCGTGTGCAGCCGGGATGAGTCGTACAGGTCGCCCATCTCGGTCTGCGCTATCAGCATCGCCCGGCTGTACGCCATCCCGCCCGTTTCGGTGATGGTGCCCTGGATGCGACGGGCGACCTCCCGAGGGTTCAGCCCCCCCACCATGCCCTCGGTGACGCCGTTTATGATGCGCTGCGCCGAGTCGGCGGTGAGCCGTTCCCAGTCGTGGGTGAGGGCCCGGGTCATGCGTTGGCTCATCGCCTGCAACGCGCCCACGTCCACCACCGGGTGGAAGCCCTGCCCCGCCGCCCACTGCGCGAGGTCGGCAGCCGAGGCGACGGCGTGGGGGCCCATCGCCGCGCCCAGGGTCTTGCCCGAGCCCCGCAGGATCGTCGCCATCCCGTCCATCGCGTACGACGCGACGTGGAGCTGGTCCTTGGTGACGCCCGGGGGGGCGAGGGCGGCGAGGGCCCGCCCCGTCGCGTCCAGCGCCCCGATGCGGGCTTGCATCCCCTTGCCCATCGGCTTCCCGGCGGCGAGCTGGCCGGCGAGCCGCCCCGACTCGCGGGCGAGGGCGTCCACCGCTGCCTGCCACGCCTTCGGGTTCATCCCCGGGGGGATCGCCGGGGAGGGCATGTAAGGCACAGGCGTTACTTACGCCGGGGGCGGGGCGGGGGGCACCTCGGGCACCTCGGCGGGTGGGGCGAGGGTCGGCGACGCGAACGCGTTGAGCAGGGCAGCGCCCACGGCATTCCCGGTCGGCTGCGACGCTGCGGCCTCGGCCTCGGCCACGTCGTCCTCGGTCCAGCCGGCGTACATCTGGACGGCCTTCTGCCACGGCACACCCGCGCCGACGAACTCGGCGACCGTCGCGGCCATCGCCTGTTCGTTGTGGACCTCGGGGTCACGCCAGATCGGCTCGGCCTCCAACTCCCCGAACAGGCGCATCGCGTCGGCGAGGGCCTCGGCCATCGACCTCTGGTGGTCGCGGATCGCCTCCACGAACGGGCCCTCATCGGCCTTGATCGCTTCCCCGCTCGGCGGCGTCCCCGGGTTGACCCGCAGATGCCGGGGGAGGGTGGCGATGGTGAACAGCCCGTCCACCTCGGAGTCCTTCGCCTTGTCGTAGTTGGCGAGGTCGGTGGCGTTCAGCTCCTGCACGCGGGACTGCCCGTCGGGGTCGCCCGGGTCCAGGATGATGGCGTGGTCGGGGGCGTTGCGTAGGTCGAACGGGGTGACGTCCTGCCGGGTGAAGAACACCCGCTGCCTGAACGCGCCGAACTCGGCGGCGACGAACTTGTTGGCCCCGATCTTGTTGATGCGGTCCTGTATCGGGGTGATCTGGTCCAGCAGCGGCGGGCCGTCCCCGTAGGGCGTCACCTCCACGACGGGCACCCGGTCGAACGGGTAGGGCTCGCGCGACTCCACCTCATATGATCCCGTGTCGCCCTGCCGCTGCCCGGTGCTCAGGTAGCGCACCACTTCGCCGTCGTGGTACACGGTCGCGCGCCACCCGTCGCCGGCTTCCCACGCCTTCCCGCCCCACGCGACGGTGAACGGGGTGTCGGGGTCGGGTTCGGCGTACGCCATCGTCGCCGGGTTGATCCGCAGCGTCTGCTGCCCGTCGTCGTCGTCGGCGATGAGGTACGCCCTGCCGTGGACCAGCCCGTAGCGGTACAGCCGGTCCTGATACTGGGGCAGCCGGGAGGCGTCCCACACGGCCTGCGCCGGGTCGGGGGCGTCCCCGCCCCACCCGGTCACCTCCAGCCGGGCGAGGCGGGTGTTGACGGCGAGCCCGCAGTAGTTCTCCACGAACGAGTCGGCGAGGTTGCGGAACACCTCCAGCAGCTTCGGCGTGGCGTACACCCGGGGGTGATCCCCCCAGTAGTACCGCCATCGGGCGTACAGCCGGGGCTCGGCTACGTGATCCAGCAGCGATTGGAGGCGCTCGGCGTCGTCCACGGTCCCCGAGGGTACGCGGAGCGGGTCCTAGAACGGGGTGTAGCAGCACGGTAGGGCCCCGGTGGCAGTCGGGGCAGGGTGACGCGGCTGCCCCCCCGCCGGGAGGCGAAGGGGGCAGCGGCTCGGCATCGGGTGCCGATCCCCGGGGCGCGGTTACGGCCAGAGGTCGCGCCCAGCTCACCTCGCCCCGAAGGCTACAACGCAACGCTGCCCCCCGAGCCGAGGCAGGGGGGGCAGCGTTTGGGGGTTGGGGTCAGGGGCGGTCGTCGTGCCATCCCGCCCGGTCATGCACATCCACCTCGGCGTCGGCGGGCAGCACATCGAAGGTGCCGTCGTCGTAGGTGACCGCGATCTGGTCCCCCGGGACGGGGGTGACCGTCTTGACCTTCTCGAACGGCGCGCCGAACGGGCCGAGCTGGTCGCCGCGCTTCAGGTCGCGTGCCTGCACCCGGGCGGTCACGACGCCTCGCACCGGCAGCCGAACCACGACCGCCCGAGCACCCCGCCGCACCGCCCGCAGACGGTCTGCGAGCACTGGCAGTAGTCCTCATCGTCGCGCTGCCCGCACGCCGCGCACCAGCTCGGCGGCGGCTCGGGCGGGTCCACGTTGACCGTCGGCCAGAACCCCGGGCTCACGACGCCTCCCCAACGCGGGTGAGGGTGAGGTGGGCCCCGAAATCGTTGGCGTAGGACTCCAGCGGGATGGACACCTCACCGTGCTCGGCGAGCACCCAGATCAGGTCGCCCCTGCCCTCGGCCCCCCGGTACGACTCCACCAGGGCGAGGTCGCCGCTCCACGCCTCCCCCCCGTCGCAGTCGTCGCGGTCCAGCACCTGATCGGCCTCATCCAGCAGCGCGGTCACGGCGTCGTCCAGGGTCGCGGTGAACGGCTCAACCAGATCACCCTCGGGCAGGCAGCCGGGGAGGGCGAGGGTGATGATGAAGGGGTACTCGGGGGCAGGGGGTGCGCTCATGGCGGGCTCCTTGTTGCAGTGGTGGTCTTGCTCATCGATCCAGCCGGCGTCGGGGCACCATACGACCCTGCCGCTGAAGGTGGCGGTCACGGGACCGGGATGAGGCAGTGGGCGTAGCGGTCGGCCCCGTCGATGCTGCCCGAGGCGAGCCCGCTGAAGCGCGCGCCCGCCGCGACCTCATGGCCGTGGGCGGCGCGGACCACCCCGTGTATCCAGCCGAGGTGGAGGGCGAGGCGCAGCGCGGCCTTGCGGTGGTTGTCCTCCACCCCCAGCTCGGCGTCCCAGTCGTAGGTCTTGCTGCCCGCCTCGGTGGTGGCTTTGATGCGGCTGCCCCGGTGGTCGGTCGGCCCGAGGTACTTGGTGGTGATCGCTTGCATGGTGGTGGCTCCTAGGTCGGTGGTAGTGGGGCGAGGGTATACCCGAGGGGTCAGAGGCGGCAGTGGGACCAGCCGCACAGGTCGCGGCACGCGCGGCACACCCGCCCCGGGCGGTCCACCCGGGCGAGCCGGCGGCGGCAGCACTGGCACATCAGCGGGCCCTCCGCCACGCGCCGAGCGCCTCGGCCACGCCGCACCGCGAGCAGATCGCGGTCACGTCGTCCGCGCGGGAGGTCGCTGGGTGGTCGCCGACCGGGCCCCCGCACAGGGGGCACTGCCCGGCGGCTGCCGCCTCGCGGGCGACCTTCGCGCTGATCTTCTCCACGCCGATGAGGACGCATGAGCCGGGGTACTGCTCGGCTCGGCGCTTGATCGCGTTGACCCCCGCGACTGAGGTGAAGGTTTCGACCCGCTCGGCGCGCGTCACGTCGTTCGGGTTGCGGTAGGTGACTCTGTAGATCATCGGGTGGCTCCTTGGGTGGTGGGTTGGCAGTAGTCGCAGCGGGGGTAGGGGCAGGCGGTCGGGGTGAGGGCGTGGTCCAGCTCGCCGCGCTCGGCGGCTGCCTCGCAGCACCGGCAGCACGGGTTCGCGCTCATCGCGCGGCCCGGGCGTTGTGGGGGAGGTTGGCGTACCAGTCGTGCGCCGGGCAGCCGGCGGTCCTGCCGGGCTGGCAGTCGGCGGCGTGCGGGGGGCAGGGGGTCGCGTCGTCGTCGGTGTGGAGGGCGCACTCCAGCAGGGGGTCGCCCCCGCAGGTGCAGTCGGCGTCGGCCTCGCGGCGGCGGCAGTCGCCATGCCAGTCGTTCGCGGCGACCCACTCCAGCGCGGCAGCCGGGCCCGACGCGCCGAGGGTGCCCGACGCCCCGCAGATCGCGCAGGTGATGCGGGTCATGACCGAGACTCCCCGCCCGAAGGCGCTGGGCTGCTCGGTGCGGGAGGTGATGACGCGGGAGGCGACGTGCTCGGCCTCAGCCTGCTGGGCTTCCATGCGGCGGGCGTCGGCCTCCACGTCGGACTGGTCCAGGTCGCGGGCGAGGCGGGTCGCGCTCGGCTGCCCGTACCCCTTGCCCTTGACGCCGGCCTTCCGGCGCGCGTCGCGAGCCTTGCGGTCCTTGGCGGCGAGGGCAGCGGCGACGGCGGCGGTGTCGATGACCTCGCCCGAGCTGATGCATGAGGCGAGGTCGCGGCGGCGCTGCTGGGTGCCGGCGAGGGTGTGGGGACGGTAGGCGGTGAAGTTCTGGCTTCCGAGGTCGGTGACTCGGCGGGTGCGGTACGTCGCAACGGTGTTGTCGCAGACGGGGCAGTAGGCGGTGCTCATCGGGTGCTCCTGTGGTGGTGGGTGCTGCTCGGGGTCTTTCGACCCCTAGGGTATACCCCGACCCCAAGCGCGCCCTAATACCGTTCCCCGGGTAGCGGCCAGAATGACGGCAGTCGCGAGGGTGGACCCGCGCCACACCCGCACGCCGAGGGCCCGGAGCAGCACGCCTCGGACGTTCTAGCGGGTGGCTACTTCTTGCGCTTCCCGCCCGAGCCGTTGCGGATCGCCGCCGACTTCTGCGCCTTCCCCTTGCGGTCCGAGTACCCCGCAACGTGCCCGTTGCCCTTGTTGACGATGGCGTACCGCGAGCCCCGCTTCTGGACGGTGTAAGGCATGGCAGCAGGCTAGGGCAGCGGGCCCGCCGAGGGCGGCGGTGGAGTCAGGCTGGTGCGCGCCCACCGCTTGCGCTCGGTCTGCTGCCCCAGCAGATAGCCGACCCCGAGCCCGGCGAGCAGCGCCAGCAGCCCGAGCAGGAACAGCCACCATTCCCCGGTCTGAACCGTGATGTCGTCCCAATCCCAACCAGCGTCCATGCCCCGAGCCTAGGTGCCGAACGACGCGACGGGGCGCAGAACCCTGCCACTCAGCGACGACATCGCCCACACCAGCGCGTCCACCCGGTCGGGGCTCGGCCCGATCCCGGGCACCCACTCGGTGAGCTGCGCCTCCAACTCGGCGAGCCCGGGGACGTGAGCCACCCTGCCCTGCTCGTACAGCGCCGCTATCGGCTCGGCCCGCACCTTCTTCCCCCGGGAGGCGTGGACCTGCTTCACCCGCGTCGGCACGCCGGCGTTGCGCAGCACCGCGCCGACCATGTCGCCGCCGTTGTTGACCTCGGCCACCACCCGCTCGGCCCCCCACCGCTCGGCTTCGAACCCCACCACCTGGGCCCACTCCTCGGGGCTGTACCGCCCGGTGCGGTCGGCGAGGACGACGTACCCGAGCCCCGAGCGGCCCGCCACCACGATGCCCGTCATGTCCGACTCGGGCCCGTGGGTCGCTGCCGGGTCCACCCCCACCACCACCTCATCCAGCGGCGGGTCGCCGTCCACCGCCCTGATCCACCCCGGCTTGAACATCGCCCCCTCAATGTCGGTGAGCAGCTCGCCGTGGAGTTCTTGCCTGCCGAACCGCGTACCGCCGTACAGCCCCTCCAACTTCTCGATGAACGCCGGGTCCAGGTTCTCGGCGTTGTCGTACACCGACCCTGCCGTGATGTGGTCGGCCTGACGGTGGAGGCGGCGGATCAGCGGCGTCGGCTGCGGCGTCGTCGTCGCGACGATGCGGGCGGCGGGGAGGTCGGCGTGGACCGCGCGGACGCTGAGTTCAAGCTGATCCCAGGTGCCCGGGTAGCGCCACGCCGCGACCTCATCGGCCCACCCGCCGTGCCAGTTCGGGCCCCTGAGCCGGTCGGGGCGCTCAGCCCCGATGTACCGGATGCGGCTGCCGTTCCACAGGGTGAACGCGGTGTGCGCCTTCTGATGCTCGTAGCACTGGAAGCCGATGGCCGAGCTGTAGCGGTCCAGCACCACCCGCAGCCCGCTCGGCCCCTCGGCCAGAGTCTCCCGGGCGTCGTCCGACGTTGACCCGACCGCCGCCCAACGCGACCTCGGGGCGGCTATCGCCCCCCACACCGTCTCCTCAGCGCCAATGCGTGTCTTGCCGAACCCCCGCCCGCTCATCACCAGCCACAGCAGCCGCCAGTCGTCGGGGGGTCGCTGCCCCCGGCGGGCCTAGGCCCGCCGGGGGCAGCGACCCCCCGACGAC